TGCGTTCAAATGATATTTTTTATTTTATATTGTTATATATACGATATAAAATATTTATAAAATATTTATAAAATATAATTATTTTTTACTTCATTACATATTAGTTACCTTGTGCCCGAACGGGTCTTATATTAAAAACAGACCAATTCATCTTCTTTGTGAATATGGAACAATTGAATCAATCAAATATCTGATCAATAATGGTGTTAATTTAGAATGTAAAAATAAAGAAGGAAACAGACCAATTCATATTCTTTGTCAATTTGATGTGTTTGAATCGATTAAATATATGGTTGATAGAGGCGTCAATTTAGAATGTGAAAATGATGCGAAATTTAAACCAATTCATGTAAAACGATTTTCTACTGCTTCTCGACTCATTATAATAAATATATATATTAATATTTTATTAAGTTAAACGCGAAAAATATATATAGTTAAAAACTGCAAGAATTATCTAAACTTGCCATAACTATTATTGATAATAAATCATGTTGTCATCCTGATTTATTTAAACATGCCAATATACAATATTCATATAATAAATATAAACATGCTTGTATACAAAGAGAATTGGAACTAAATCTAACACAGAATGAATATTATACAATCAGACATGGTAGATGTTATTTATGTGGTATGTTAGATTCTAATGGTATTGATAGAATCTATAGTTATGATGCAAATGGTGATAAAATAGATTACTCTGCTAATGTATGTCTTCCATGTTGCAAAACATGTAATTTCATTAAATATACATATTCAATTGATCAATTTATAGTGCAAGTTCATAAAATTTGCAAAAAATATAAACATGTGATTCATGAATATGATAATTATTCTGAATTGATTAAACACACAGAAAAATATATACAGACAGAACTCAAATATATTAATGATCAAGTTCAAAAAATTTAGTTAATTAAGATATTTATTCAAATTTCTTAATTAATATATACGATAAACAACCAAATTAAAAACAATATATATGCTATCTTTGATCATGAGCTGTAAGCCAATCCCCCCATTCCACTCAAAATTCGCAATATATTATAGTTAGTGACAAAGATATTTACGGTGGTTCCAGTGTATAGATCCCATGCTACATTTCGTGAGGCGGAGAAAGGATCGGCTACTTGGTAGACAAGTCTTGCGGTATCAATTCGTGAGAAGTTGCAAGTACCAGTTGGTTGGTGTTGTTCAGGGTGTAGACCAAATGAATATACATTGATACCATCCGCTGGAGTGTGAGTGTGGTGTTGCCATGGTTGAACATAGTTGAAATAGTTACCATCACGAACGGCAAATCGGTCATGTCCGTTCAAAGTCAATTTGGCACCTTGAGTAGAGGCAGTAGAAACGATGTTTCCAGTTCCGTCGAGGGCTACACCATAGTTCAATTGGTTGAATGTAACATCGGTAGCATTGGTGATACGGTTATCAGTCATCTTGGAGATTGGTGTAGAGATATCGTAGATAGTCAAAGTGTGTTGAGTAACAACTAGAGATACGATGGAAGCTTGAGCCGTCGAGGCTTTGGCAGAGTCGATAGTTACTGAAACCTGTTTGAGTTTAGTTGCAAGGTTAACAGATCCCGCTACCAAGGGGCTAAGCAAAATGTAAACATTTGCATAGTTTGTCGTGCTGGCATTGACAATATTAACAATCCAAGTAGCTACATCGGTAGAACCAGATGCAGGGATGTTAACTACGCTTTGGGCAACAGAGTTTGCTGAGATTGCAGAGCTTACTGAAGCTGATCCCTTAGTGTTAGTATCAACAACCATGTTATATGCCAAGTTCCATGCAGCTTGGTTAACACCAGACATAGACTGGTCAGTTCCAGAGTGTCCTTGGTTTCCAGTCCAGGCAGTCGAAGAAGTGTTGTTAGTGTATGCCAAGAAGGTTCCTCCATTTCCACCTCCAGTATTACCTCCCGCAGAGCAAGTGAATGCACCATTCAAATGGAACCAGATCAATTCTTTACAGGGCTGGTTAAAGTTTAGGGTAATAGTAGTGTTAGAGCTAGTCAAGTTGTTGTTGTTGTATTGGATCTGTTCGATCAAGTATTCATGTCCAACTTGGGCAAATCGGCGTCTTTCCTCAGAGTCTAGGTATACATAGTCAACTAAGATACTGGATTTGCTAAATGATAGACCTCCGCTAAATGTGGGGGCTACTCCGTTAGTTCCCGCGGTGTAAACAATCAAGTTGGGGATATCAACGAATTGCAAGTTAAGACGAACATCGTGGTATTGTAGAGCAATCAAAGGTAGAGCTAGACCGTAGTTTCGGTTGAACCAGAACTGTAGGGGGATATACAAGTTGTATCCGCTTGTTACACCTGAGCTGTAAGGCTGTAGAGTAGTGAGTGCGGCATCATCACCGATCATCTTGTTGTATGCAACAGTTTGTTCTTCAGTGTGTGTCAATTCATACCAAACATCAAGCCACATACCCCAGTGCTTGTCGATCGAAGAACCTCCAATAGTTACTTCAACTGTGTTGATCATTGCGTGTCCGAGTCTTCGGATCCATCCAATGTTTCCATTGAACAAAGTGCTTCCAGAGCCTTGGTTCGAGGGCTGTAGTGTTGGAAGAACTACATATACATAGCTTCGTGTCGCCAAATCACCATTTCTTAAAACCTGAACTGAGACTGAACCGTTGAATTTGGAATCAAATGGTAATTCGATGCATTCCATGGCAAAGTTAGTGTGTCTACGATACACAACCTTGAATAGAGTTATTTGTGGGTTACCCGTAAGATAAACATCTTGAGCACCATATGCTACTAATTGCATTAGACCTCCTCCCATATTAATAATATACTATGGAAATAGAAAAAAATTCGATTTAATCTATATCTTATGTTCGAAAATAAGATCAAAAATTACGCGAAAAAATGCCATATAATTGACGATTTGAACATGATTTTTTTATAAAATAATAAGTTTTATAAAAAATGATTTTTAAAAAATATTAATATATTTCTTCAGATCATTAAGTAACCACGCATGTCTACACATCGGACAATTATTTTTACAAGATAATTTGTTATTCATTTTTAACTATGATATTTATAAATTGACCCCTGTATCTAGAAACATTTAATAAATTATCTAACATTAAATTGCTATTATTCAGTTCATTTTCATTGATATCAGATATTTTTTTGGTTAATATATATTTGTTGATATCTTTGATAACAACCGTCCATCCCAAATTACGAGCATTTTGGATGATATTTAATTTTATGATATTATTTATGGTTGATTTATTCATGTTGATAAATAAGTTAGATTTAATTTATATTGATAATAAACTTAGTTTTTATCGAAAACACATAGATTACACTTGTTATATTCTTTGAACAGAACATTAATCTAATTGAAATATTCAAAAAATTCACAAGTTTTTGAAACTTAAATACAGTCCATATTAACATATAATATAGATAATGTCAACCTTCAAAAATAGACCCAACAAAGTTAAATATCTTTCCAATGTTCAAACCTTAGATGAGATACACAAAAACAAAATCACAAAACTCAACAGCAATTTACAATTATTGCCTCAACAAAAAACAGAATTAACAAACCTAGAAAAAAGACTCAAAAAATTAAACACTCTCAAAGTATCATCAACAGAAGACATCAAAGTAAAGGCAGAAATATTAACTCAAATTAATAAACTTAAATCTAATATCGAAAAAATAGAAGCTAATAATGATCTCCTCGATTATATTAGCACCGCCGAAGATATATTAGTTTCATATTATGATGAGAATTGTGATCAATTAGACAATAATAATTCAACAATCGTAAAAATAGAAATTGATAATACTCCTAAAAAAATTGCAAATGGAATTTATGTATCTGATAAATTAAAGAGGTTGAATGAAATTAGTCAACAAAAAAGAAAGGCAAAAAAACCAGTTAAGAAGAGAAAATTGCCTCAAGAACCAACATCGGGTAAACCTATATTTAATTTTATACAAACCGAACCAAAAACTATCTCTAGACAAACTATCAATCGAGCTACACTCCAAGAACAATATTTAATTCTAACAGACAAAAATTATGCGTGTGATAAGGTTAGATCATCAAAAATGGTATTTTGTGATTCATGCAAAATAGAGAAAACTCTAGTTCCAACAGAAGGATGTTATGTATGTGGTCAATGTGGTGCGACAGAAGCTATCGTTATGGAAAATGAAACTTTGACATATAAAGATTCAATTGCTGAAAAACAGAAATATCCTTATAAAAAGATCAATCATCTCCGCGAAAAATTAAATCAATTTCAAGCCAAAGAAAGTAGTAAGGTTCCAGATGAGATTTGTGATAAGATTAGAGCAGAATTAAAGAAACAACGAATTGATGTGAAACATTGTGAACCTCGTCATATAAAGATTATTTTGAAACGATATAAAATGACAAATTATTATGAACATTTACAACAGATTTATTGTGATATTACCAAAGCAACTCCTATTACTTTACCAAAAAATACCGAGGAAAAACTTATCAATATGTTTCAAGAAATGCAGGATAGTTTTTTTAGGCACTGTCCTAAGGATCGTTCTAATATGTTGAGTTATTCTTATATATTAAATAAATATTTCAGAATACTTGACATGGAAAATTATGCTGACTTTTTCCCTCTTTTACAAAAAGAAAAACTCAGAGAACAAGATATGACTTGGAAAAAAATATGTAGAGATATGGATTGGGATTTCCATAGTAGTTAAATTTCTTATAATTCATAGATAATTTTAAAGTCATATTTCATATAGTTATCCTTGTTTTTAAGAAATAGAAGATTTCGCGAGATATGTAATGCGAAGCATTACATATCCGCTTAGAGTAAAAAACTTTTTTTTACTCTTCTTAAAAACAAGGATCCAAGGCTTGCTCCGCAAGCCCGCCGAGCCATCTCGGCGAAGAACGAAAAAGAATTTTTCGTTCTAAGCGGATCAGTAAATGCTTTGCATTTACTGATCTCGCGAAATAAAGAAAAGTTGAATAATATAGTCTATATAGTCTATATAATCTATATAATCATATATTGACTAAACAAATATGGAGGAAAATAATCATCCTCAACTAATAACAAAATATCAGGTTCGTATTCAAGAATTTTCATGTATATTTATCATAAGCACGATAACATTTTATAGTTATGCTTTTTCTCAAATTTCTGAAAATTTGAGAAACGAAATATTATCAATATTATTTCTAACATATATAATACTTTATTTCATTTCGACAGTATGTAATAGTTTTATACAGATGAGAATACATCAAAAATTAGTTGGTCAATATGTAGCACCAAGATTACTACGCCAAATGAATCCATTGAATAGACGACCAATATGTTGGTTAATAACTCTTATTCAAGTAACTCTTATGGGAATTAATATATACATAATCTCGAATTTCCTTCCAATTTCTGATAATAATTGTGGTATATTTTACGACAATATTTTAGTATGTAATGCTTTTCAAGTGATAACTATTTTAAGTCTTTTCGGGTTTGCTATGGGATCCCTAGTTTTACTCAGTGGCTTGATTATGTTAATAGTATTCTGTGTACAGTATAGAAGACAAAGAAATAATATGTTACACGCTCGTGCAATAATCAATAATTTAATGAGAAAAATTGTCCCTAATTTGCCTATTACAGATGAAGCACCAGATGATGTTTGTTCCATATGTTTAGAAAAAGACACCGCAAATACTTGGAAAGTATTGCCATGTAAACATAAATTTCATCCAGTATGTATTGATCCATGGCTATTACAATCTGATAAATGTCCTATGTGTAAAAAAACAGTTATGATTCCCAATATCGCAAGTGAACATGTCTAAAAATTTTTATTTATCAATTAATATTATGATTAGTAAATATAATTTGAATCGATTGTATAAACTTGGGGTATTTTCAATATTGTTATATTTTATAGTTATATATCAACTTGATATAACAAATAAACAAACCATGAATTTATTATTATCAGTGTTGGTAGCATTTATGTTAGTGGAACAAGTTATGTAATGTTCAAAGAAAGTTTTGAACATAACAACAAGTGTAAAATCAAAATAAAGTTTTTGATATAACAACAAGTGTAAAAAAGTTGAAATGAATATTAATTTATCCTATCCAATTTATCTTATAACATTTTGAATAACATGTCTCGCATTCCGAGTCTTGTATCCAATTATGATATTATACTGCAAATATTCATATTTATATGTTCTCTTCCATTCTTAATTCCGATATATTTTTTAAAAATATATCCAATTGAATTACGAAATTCTCTTCTTGCTATTTCATTATTAATATTTACAATAAATAAAGTAGTTGAATATGTAATAACATATTTCTTAAACATTATTTATTATTATCAAAATAAAAACAAAACAGTATCAACTATTGTGTTGGTATTATTGAATCCTTTTAATAATATTCCAATTATTTATATCAAAGCATTAATGTGTATTATTGATATGATAATTGGAATATATTATATTTTTGTTAATACTAATTTTTCAGATAATAGTTTGAATGAATTATATATGATAATCAGTATATTTCAAAACATAGAAACAGTTTTAATTATTATTGCAATAATAGTTATACTTAAAATATTATCAAGAACAGAAAAAATTACTCTAAATACAATAATATATGCTATTAATTTAGTTTTTCCAGTAACTTCGAATTTACGAAACTCGGATATATGTCCAATTTGTCATCAACCAAATAGTAATAATATGAGAATACTTCCATGTCAGGAAAGCCATCAGTTTCATACACAATGTATTAATCCTTGGTTAGAACATCATGAATCATGTATTATTTGTCACCAAGAATTTTCTCAATTAGAAAATATTGAGATCAATTAAAAATTGATTTTTAATGCGTTTATTGATATAAACAAATAATAATATTATAAATTATTATGTCAGAAGAATTCACATATCAGGATGATACGGTTGTAGAAACAAATGGAACTGAAAATGATGAAACCATGAAATATACCAAAGTAGATTGTCTAGATGAAGATCCAGAATTGCGGGGTCAAAAATATGCTCTTATGTCATTTATTTCTCCTGAAGGAATTATGAATTGTAAAGTTCGAGGTATTAAAGTTCGAGGTGTTTATGCATCGGAAAGTGAAGCCAAAGCCGCATGTGAAAAACTAAAAAAAGTAGATAAATATTTCGATATTTTCGTCGGCGAAGTTGGTAAATGGTTGCCATGGAATCCATCAACTAAACAAGTAGAAAAAGTTGTTCACCGAAACAAGAAATTAGACAAGATCATGCAAAATGTTCACAAATCAGAAATGAATGAAATGAGTCAGTTAAATGAACTTGTTGGAAGACGCAAGGAAGTATTGGATCGAGGAACAAGAGAACACAAAGAACGAATTAGAAACACCGTTAATGAAAGTGCTAAAGCATATGATAATGATACAGCCGTAAAAACTCTAGAAAAAACCAATGATGAAAAACCTAAAAATACTCCTGTCAAGAATCCCGAAACCGTGAGAGATAGACTCAGGAAACAAATCGAAGAACGAGAAAAGAGACGAACTGAAGAACTTCAAAATGAGAGAAAGGAGGAAGAGAAGAGAGTTCAGATTGAACAATCTGAGAATTTATCAAAACCAGAGTCTCGTCCAGAACCTGAAAAATCTGATTTACCCAATGATCGGGTCAAATTAGATGAAAAAATAAACTCACTTAAGGAATACTACGAGAAAAATAAGGTTAGAAAATCAGAAAATTAATTTTCTTGTTATTGATTATAACATTAATGAATAACAAAAACATAATAATATTTCTTTTATTTATAGGATCTGTTTTGATCATAATTGGATTAACTAAGAGAGAAACAGCTTGTCCAAAACAGAAAGTTGTTTACAAATATATACCTCGAACATTTGAAGAACAACAAGACGAACCAGTCTTTGTATCTGACATATTCCAAACAATGTTTTCACAACCATCGCCTTGGATAGTTAGTATTTCGAATATCGATAATAGACATCAAATGGATATCAATAAATATTTCGTTAGTCAATATTGAATTCTGATTATTTTTAATTTTGAAAAATTAAGAATAATCAGTGTTCCGTATTCAATTTATTAACAACAATGTGTTTCTTCTTTTTAGCAAAATATTCTTCAAGATCAATGTGTTGAGCTTTTTCATCCCAATGTTTATCATAATTTCTCTTATGATAATTTTGAAATTGTTTACAACCAAAAGAAATACTAACATTATCTAAATTAGGGGCTTTATAGTGATAGATCTTACTGAAGAAACTATCATCAGCATCTCTATTAACTAGAACCATACAACCATGATCTACTGTTAATTGTTTGTAAATCTGTCTGAAAGCATCAAAAGTAGGAATCATACCAGCATAATTTTCATACATTCTTTTCATGTTTCCTACATTGTCTGTAGCAAGTAAGAAAATATAATCAAAATTGCTTCGTAAATCAGGACTCATACCGAGGGGATATTGTAGAGCCAAAATATATGTCACTTTATAATGTCTTCCATTGTATAGTAATTCGTGAATGTTTGCATCATTGTTCCAAATCTTCTTATCTCCCAATACATCATCCATAATAACATAACATCTCATATCGACTTTCTTTCCTTTTGTTTTCTTTTGAGAGAGAATTTTTTGTCTAATCAAAATTCTTTCAATAATCTCAGGTTTATATCCGTAATAAATATACGAATCAGGGAAAAATTTAGAATAAAATGGACTCACTTTCTCTGTTTTTGAAATAATTAATCCAGCAGGAATATGTTTATAATAATGCAAGATAGCTCGAATAACCCAACTCTTTCCTGAACCTCGTTTAGCAATCATAACAATGGATGGATCAGAAACAAACATTTTAAATAAAAATGGTTTTATCGGTAAATCATTATTATTAAGAGTAATGTTTTGCATTATAATATATGACGAGATATTTTAAAAATTGATATATTTATTTATTTCTGTGATAGATGTATAATATTATTTGTAATCTAATATTACATAATAAATGTTATGACGACAACAATAAAAGAGATTCTACATTATGATTATATAAATATGCTCCATTTTGGGCATTTATGATGGTTTGTAAATTACTTTTTGAATAACTATATTATGAATTACACATATAATAAATTACCAAAAAAATACAAAATTATGTCAGAAACAGAATATACACCAGATCTTCAAAACTTCATCAAAACAATAGTAAGACCAAATGTAATTAATTTGACTAAACATTCTGAATCAAATGTAAATATTATATACATAGACATAGAAGAATCTCAACGAATATTTTCAGAAATGAAAAGTATTATTGATAATTTATCAGAATTCCAAAATATTAATGAACCATTATCCATGATAAAAAAAACATATAATGATCTACAAATATCACAAATTGATGATATAGATCGGTTTATTTTAATCAGTAAATTTACATATTATATCGATACATTATTAATATATAAAAAAATAAAAATACATTTGTATCCACTTATTTTATTAATTATAAAATATAATGATGTAATTATTCGTAAAATAAAATTAACAGAATGGATCTATATTCCTGATTTAACATTCGCTAAAAATATATTTTTGGCATCTAATAGTATAATATTTAATGATATTGAAGTAACAAATGTAATAATATTTGAAAATGATAAATCTGAAATTATTATGAATATTCACTTAATTGGCAATATTGAATCAGCGTGTTTAATGTTAACTATAAAGATATCAGATAATACATCACACATTGACATTTTTTTTCCAAATTTTAATTCATGTCACATGAAACACAAAATAACATCAAAAGAATATATGAATTTAGTAGATATAATTAATGGAATATTTAAGATTAATAAATGTACATTATATGATGCGGCACATGTTTTACTTTGTAAACAAGATTTAGCAGTTTATACTGATGAGTATGTATTTACTAATGGTATTCATTTGAAATTTATTAATATGTTATACAATAAGCCCACCTACTATGAACGATATGGATATACACACACCCTTCAACAAGAATATAATAATGCTAAAGCGTTTTTAAGCTCTAAAATTACTAATATTAACGATATTAACGATATATATAATCATTTGATAATATCAACACAATATCCTGAATTAAAAATTTTTTTAACTTCTGAATATATGTTATACACCGGAAATAAAACAGTACGTGATTACTTTAAATATTTATATACAAAATACGAATGCACAACTGATAAATCAATATATTTAATCGAATTATCAAATTTATTTAATAGAAAATATGCCATAAGTGACTTAGAAAAAAATTATATTAAAACTAAAAATATAACTATCCAATTTGGAGATAATATAAATATTCATAAATATAAAATATTTGTATTATTTCCAAGATATATATCAAGTTTTCAATGGATCGGATTTTATAAATTACCATTACCAATTAATCATAGTAAAATAATTTATAATCTTTATATTGATGTTCAAATATTATATCTTGAAATAGATAAATCATATTATAAAATAAATTATGATGAAACGATAAATATTACAAATATAGAAACATTATCAAAATTAACAGATATATCTATTATAGAAATACCTAATCAAAATATAGTAGATATAATAGGTCAAAAAGATATTACATTAAAATATATTTGTGATATATATTATAATTTCACTGAGATCACATATATTGATAAAAAAGATTATATATATGATATAATTTTAAAAAGTAAAAAATATCAACATTATTATGATATAGTATTAAGGAAAGAAGTCTCTACTATCGATGAACATTATAACAAACTATGTATATGTTCTTATTTAAGAACACTAATTCTTAAATATAGTAGATGTGTAAATTTGTTGGTGGATACCTGGAACAATAAATATGTTAATAGAATAACATATATGTGATTTCAAACCTATTCAATATATACATCAGGTAAATTATGTGGCACAGTCACTCCACCTCCTCCTAATAACAAACTAAAAGACTTAGGATCACTAGACTCAGACAAAGCATCATTAGTAAATCTATATCCTGCGGGCTCCATATTTAATATAGAATTATTAGGTCTAGAAACTGAAACATTTCTAGCATGCTTATTATCAGACTCTAAATATGCATATGCAATAAACCATACAATTAATGTAACTAATAGAGGAATTACTAAATTGACTTCCTCAAGTTTTGCCTTTTTATTTTTTTTGCGTCTCTTGGCATTTCTCTCATCAGTATTATATTTTTGATACACATATGTTCCCAAACCAGCAAACATTCCTATTACAACGGGATTCTTAATAATATCCATTATTTATAGAATGTATCTAGAAAATTATTTTTGAGATTCATGTTCATCATAATAAGTGCTCTTTTTATTGATGCTTATTTCAACATCATCATCTTTATTATCTTTCTTTTTAATATCAGCTTCGATTTCTTCACGATTTGATTTGGTTTCGTCTTGTTTGGGTTTAGCTAATTCTTGTTTATTCTTATCATCGAGTATCTCTTTGATAAATTTATCAGTGTTCTTTGATTTACGAGCTTTCTTGAACAAATCAGATTCTTTAACAAGTTTCTTCTCCTGATCTAAATCAATAACTTGAGGTTCTGCTTGTTTAACTGGTTCAACTGGTTCAACTTGATCAGGTAAATCCATATCATTGCCTCCCAAAATAAGAGATTCTACATTGCCATTTTCACCAACTTGTTCAGGATCATTTTCAGAAGTAATAAATAATTTTCGATCATCGTGTTTATTATGTATATCTCTCATGAGCATGTCTTTAATCTTGGTATATTGATCTTGTTCGGGTTCTTCTTCGTAATCATTTTTAAGATATTCTGTTAATATTTCCTTGATAGGTAATATTTTCTTGATCGCATTTTTAATTGCCATTTTAATCATCTGATTAATCATTCGTTGATTTTCTTTCAATTGATGATTAGTATATTCATGCCAAAACAATGTCGGATTATCAAAGAACATTTGAGCACATTCTAAATAACACTTGTGAATGAAATTTTTGACCTCTACTTTCTCATGCATCTTTTCATTGACTATTTTACATTTTTTTCCGCTAGAATTGTAAGTCAATACTATAATATTGCTTTTAACAACGGCTTTAACTAGATCATCAAATATATCGGCACATTGACAAGCACTTTTAATTCTCTTTACTTCAGTTTCAATCATAGCATCACTCATTTTTCTAACTTCATATAAAAAATATTGGAATATTTTTAATACTCCTGGATTTTTGATATTAGGATCTTTTTGAGAACCTTCGATATATTTCAATTCCGTTTCTCGAGCATCATTATATGTAGATTTAATTCCTTCATATATTGGTGAAGTTAATACCATAATTAAATAATCAGTGTAAATTTCTTTCGCTTCAACAATAATTTTCTCATAATAATGTTGTGTCATAAACTATATGATATATATTCCGAGAAATTATATATGATATTTGACGAACTTGATAATATTCTAAATATTTCAATAATATTCTAAATATTTCAATAATGTTCAATTTAGATGAACATTATTATGTCTGATATTCTTATTTTGAAAAATCTTTGATTTCGCGAGATTAGTTTCGCTTTAGCGAAACTAATCCGCTTAGAGTAAAAAACTTTTTTTTACTCTTCTCAAAATAAGGATACAAGGCTCGCGAGATAAGTTTCGCGTTAGCGAAACTTATCCGCATAAAACAAAAAACCTTGTTTTTGTTTTTCGCCCCGCGAGCCCGCCGAGCCATCTCGACGTATTAAGAAAGATCGTGTCCATTATTTCCTCTATTGTTCAAGAACAAAGCCTGTTGTTTAGTCATGCATAAACAACCGCTATCTTGCCATGCATTATTGCATGTATAGCTTGTAGGAACAAATTCTTGTTCACTGGAACAAACTAGTGGATCAGCGGGCATAGGGAAAGGAGTTGGGTATTGTGGAGAACAGCATGATTTGCTACACAAATTGAAGTTTAAACCAGCATTTCCATTCATACCATCATCTAGAATATCTACATGTCCATAATCATTTGGGTTTTGTCCCCATGGAGGAAGAACAGTGTTTGGAAGAGATTGGAATGGTGAGTTTGCAATAGCATTACTTAAGTTTGGTTGATATGATTTGGGATCAACTGAAGTTGGTGCAGGATTGACCGGCATATTATTACTTGCATCGAATCCTTCAGTAAACATCGGGAAGACGATATTATACAACATAATTACTAATACTATAACTAAAATTATAGTTCCTGAATCGGTTTGCATTATATATAATATGAAAGTAAATTTAATTTTTTTATCGAAAAATTGATTTATTTATAGTATTAATCATTGTTTTGATAATTATGATGTTGAAATAATCTATTTCTAAAAAAATTGAATTTGCTAATACAACACTATCATATACAATTCTTATTATTCATTCTTCAAACATGCAATCTCTCTTATTAACCGAAAAAGAAAAAGATACTTTATCTCAATATAAATATTCAATAACAGATAATTCGATATCAACTAAATATTTAAAAAATTTTTGGAATCAGTTGCAAACATATTTTCCAAACTATGTAGCTCCTAATGTAATTAGTATAACAGGATTATTGGTTGTGTTATATGCATGTAATTTATGTTATCAATATTATGCACTATATCCAACATCAGTTGGATTATGCACAATTTTAAGTATTTTGATATATATTAATTTAGATGCCGTTGATGGCATTCATGCAAGACGAACTAAAAATACATCTCAATTAGGTGAATTAATTGATCATGGTTGTGATGCAATAGTAACAATTTTTGTTGGATTAATTGCGGGAAAAATTTTAACAGATGAAATATCATTATGGTATCTTGTTCATAGTTTAGTATTGGGATTTCAATTATCTCATTTAGTATTTCTAGTAAAAAAAGATATTACTTTCAGCAAATTTTTTGGTCCAGTCGAATGTCTAATATATTTTACGATTCTCATATTGTTAGAATTATTATTTGGAATAAAATTCTTATTTACATACATCAATTTTAGAACGGTATTCGGATTAATATTAACTGCCAATACATCTTATATTATGTTAACTGTTTCAAAGAAAGATATCAATACTGCAAATGGATTTATGATCATTTATACTGTTTATTTTTTAAAATCATATTTTGCAACAAATTTTACAATATTAACTATTATTTCTGATGCATTTACACTATCAGTAATAACATGTGATGTTATGGTTAGTAAAATGGCAAATAAACCATTGAGTCAATTTACTGTAATGTTAGCTTTAATTTCAACATTAAATAGTATTATTTCAATATGTATTTCAACGATATTCTTATTAGCATATGTTCATGAAATTAGTTCATATTTGAATATACCAATTTTAACACAAATAATTAATGTTTATTGTTGTGGTGTATTTGATTTGTGTCATGTTGGACATATTAAAATGTTTAGTAATGCCTTGGAATTTGGTAATCGATTAATTGTGGGTGTTCACAGTGATCAAGAAGTAGCATCATATAAACGAACCCCAATTATGACCCATGATGAACGATGTAATGCGGTTAAACATTGTAAGTTTGTATCACAAGTTTTACCCAATGCAAACTTAAATATAACCAAAGAAGATATTGAAAATAATAATATTCACTATGTTGTTTGTTCAGAAGAATATTTTAGTGTTCCTGACGATAAATATTATGATGTTCCTCGTAAAATGGGAATTTTGAAACAATTACCATACTGTAAAGAAATCTCAACTTCTGATCTGATTAAAAGAGTCAAAACTAGATTATCTTCTTAAAAACAGGCAAATAAATAGTATCAACAATCCACACTCCTTTATTATCTTTTATTCTTGGATAAAAATCTATAGCTAAATCATATTTTTTTAATAATTTGTTTAATTTTGAAATATATGACATATCTTGTGCAATAATAGAATAAAATTTATATGTATTAAAATTTGTTCCATATTTATCGATAGATTCAGTTTGCAATTTTGCAAATAATTTCATGACTTGATTGTAAAATTTATCTTCATCAATCTCAATCTTATTATTATTCTCATGATGTCTTCGAATATTATACAATCCTTCCGAAGTCATAACTAAAGATCCAATTGTTTTACCATCGTTATAATGATCGATAAAATGAAAAATATCACCAATACTTGGAAATTCATATAATATTCCATTCTCAGCTCTTCCCCCAGCTTTGGGTGTTGGTGGATGAGTGTGAAATATATATTCATATTTGAATGTATCATTAGAATTCATGGGAAGAAAGATTTCTTCATCTCCTCGATCAACTCGTAATGTATTTCCCTGAACGATAATATTTTGAAGTATTTTCATACGAATATCAAAAAACCCAGCATGTTCTGAATATCTAAATATATTTTTTTTACTAGAATCGTAATATTTCTTAGTATATCCTCCATGTTTCATCAAAGCATCGAGAATCATTAATTGATTTTTATCAAGTTTCAAATAAAAATTATTATGTTTTAATTCTAATCGTGATTCTAAATTTATTTTATTATCGGGTGCAATATAATAATTGAATACCTTCTCAATAAATTCTTCATTTGGTTTAATATTATGTTTCTCAATATAATGTTTTAATCCATTATCCCAAACATAATTATTAATAATATATCTTTTGGTGGTAATTTTAGATTCAGAACAAATCAAACAATTATTATATTTATTTAACTTAATTGATTTGGATTTATGATCCAAATGATCTTCTATTTCTTGTAATCGAATTAAAAACTGTTCCTGACCCGACCAAACCTTATTTTCTTTATTTTTGGGAAATGGAAATAATCTCCCTCGTATGTCTCTCGATTTATCTTGTTTGCTCCGCCTCCATGCACAAACTAACTTATATATTTTACTATTGATCATGATTTCATTTATATCGTCTATTTTATTAGACATTATATATTATTATTTTTGAAATAAAATAATAATATTGTTTCATGAATAATGTCAGACATTATTATCGTCCAATAATATCTGTAATCGCATAATAAATACAATTAGCATCCTGTTCATGTTTCAATATTCCCTTACATTTGCTAATATATACACATAATTTAATTAAATCTGTCATATTAGATTCTTCAATAAAGAATATATTATTGGATAAATAATATAATATTCTTTCTAAATATTCAGAATCAGTATATTTATTATTGATAATATAATCTTTGACTTGTTCTTTATATTTAGTGATACTTTTGGTTTTGTTTACTGACATCTTATGAAGTAGATCCATTTTATTTGCCCATTGAAATAAATTACATGGTCTTTGATATACTCCCAAACATTCATATTTCAATGATAATATAACCTTATCTTCTACTTGAACATCCAAAATAAATTCATTAGTATATTCCCTTCCAATAATAATTTTATATTTATTTTTAGTTATATCGAGTATTTCTGGAGGAACTAATTTTTTATATTCTTTTTCAACAAGAGTTTTAAGACTCATATATTATTAATTGTTAAAATTATAAACACTGGATAATTTTCCTGTAGCAATACAACTATATGTTCCAACATATGTTAAAAAATCAGAAGGTGAACATAATGCAAATCTGGCATTTGATTCAGGATTTTGTGGTGAACCATCTTTTTTGAAAAATCCAACTCCATTCAATCGAAATCCAAATTTATTACCATCACAAAATTCAGCCTTAATTACATCTTCAGACCAAGCTAAATCTCTGTCAATTGATGATTTAATGTAAATTTTATCAATAGGTTTAGTAACTTTAAATTTGTGAATATAACCTGTCTCCTTCGGATACAATATACAGTCTCCAATATATGATCGCAAACTTTCCATATCTGTGCTAAACATTCCAACCAAACTATTTGTTCCCAAATTCATGGTTGAAGGATTGAACTGTGCTATATCTTTACTTCCATGATATAATACTGTTCCAACTTGAATAGTATGCAATGGTATTTGACTGGGTGCCATCGTTGGAACTGGAACAGATGGTTCTGATTTAGTGATATCATTAACATCAATAGATGGAATCTGTTCTGATTGATCAGGAGTTCCATCAGTTTCAGCCATGGGATTTTCTCCGAGAGTTGATTCTCCTTCTTGTGTTTCCATTGGATTTTCTCCGAGAGTTGATTCTTCTTCTTGTGTTTCCATTGGATTTTCTCCTAGAGTTGATTCTCCTTGAGTTTCATCTTCTACACAATCTGGATCTCCTTCTGGACATACTCCTCCAATGAGTCTATCATTATATCTATTATTATATCTATTATCGCCTTTACCGAATATGTTCGAGAATTTATAAGACTTATCAGTCTTAAGTAGAATACCATCTTTATATTTCCTAGTATAAATTTTATGAGTTTCCATATATCTATATATTAACTGATTAGAAAATTTGAATTCTAAATTGTTAGAATAACATAATTACTCTAATTGTATTCAATCATGATTATTATATTACTAATATCGTCTATCTGTTCTGTTGTTGGAATCCAACAAACAGAATGGTTATATGTCCGTGATCTAGAAAATAATGAAACTGTTCCATTTCGAATTGCAATTAAATATGATAGAGATAATGTTGAACGGATGACAGTAATGGCTAATTTTATTTCACATCCAAAAGCCCGTAATTATCCATATTTAACTACTGAACAAATTCAAGATGAGTTTATAACTGAACGAGTAAGAATTCGTAGTAATCGAGTTATTAATTATCTAAATAATTCTGATGTAAATTTAGAACATTGTGTTAATTATGGTGATAGTATTAAATGTAATACATATGTTCATTTAGTAAACAAAATTTTTAATATTAATATGAAAGAATATCATCATCCAATTCATAAAAGAACTATGTATCGTGCTTCTACAAATTATGTTATTCCTATTGAAATAAAAAAATATATTTCTTTCATTGAAGGATTATCCCATTTACCAATGATGGGAACAAAAAGACTTTATAAAAGTTTTGATCCAACAAATGTTGCCGATTCTGGTTTTATGATGCGAGAGGTTCATGAAAGAATGTATAATATGACTATTAATAATTCCATGTTTAATACTTCAATTGGTGTGGTAGAATTTTCTGGGAATGGATTCAAACAATCAAATATGGATATGACCATGATGTTAAATGGTGACACAGAACAAGATGTGGTTTGTGTTATCGGATATAATCCAAAAGAATCAGGAATTGAAGATGAATTAGATATGCAAATGGTTGGAATAATTTCAAATGGTGTTAATATATGTTATATTAATTATAATGACAATTTATGGGTTTATGATATGTTTGCCGATTTAGCTATCAATCCAAAAACTCCAAATGTTGTTTCAATTTCATACGGATGGGCAGAATGGGATCAGTGTGATATCGTTGAATGTAATAATGAAACGGCTAAACAATATATTGAGAGAACAAATTTAGAATCAATGAAATTAGTTTTACGAGGAATTTCTGTTTTTGTTAGTAGTGGCGATGCAGGTTCACCAACAAGAGTTAATGAAGATTGTGTTTACAAAACTGTCACTGGACAACCTTATCCAACAGTAAGTGCCGATTATCCAGGATGTGCTCCGTGGATAACAAGTGTTGGTGGAACATTCGTAAGATCACAACCATCTCAAGAATTCAATTACACATCTAAAGCATGTCTAACTAATCAGTGTATTAATGGAACAACAACACAAACAATTTCATATGATACAGTAGGATGGACAACAGGTGGTGGATTCGCTATTTATACAACAGAAACAAGACCAACTTGGCAAGATTATGTTGTTAAACAATATCTAAAAGAAAATATTACATTTCCAAACTCAAGTTATTGGAACAGACATGGTCGAGGATATCCTGATGTAACTGACAATGCTCATAATTGTCCTGTATGGGGTATTAGTGATCGATCTAATGATCCAAAATATTATGATGTTGATGGAACTTCATGTTCATCTCCATTATTTGCTGCTAAAGTAGCATTAATAAATAGTTATTTACAGAGTGTTGGAAAACGAACTCTAGGTTTTATGAATCCATTGTTATATTTAGTTTCTCAAGAATATCCAAATGTTTTTAAACAACCTGATTTCATCACTAATACTCATTGCACAGAATATCGATGTTGCAATGATGATTTCGGATATAATGCTCCAAATGATAATATTCCATGGAATCCTGTTTCTGGACTTGGACAAATGAATTTTGGACTATTATTAGATTATGTTAAAAAAATTGATTGATTTATTTCCATAACTTAAACCATATTATGATTATTATAACATGAGTAATAATAATAGATTTGCTGTATTAAGTCTTGATCAACATGAATCAATTCAAGAATCTCGTTTACCAATATTACAAAAAAAAGATAAATATAAACATTATACTCCACCAGTAGCAAAAAATAATAGAAATACAATGCTCTGTCAAAATATTATTAATTATGGAAAATGTAGTTATCGTGCCAAATGTAATTTTGCCCATACTTTAGATGAACAAATTATAGAACGAAGACAAGAAGCATATGATATTGTTAGAAGTAATACGAATTTATCTCATATTAATTTACAAAAAAATTATGCCTTATTCAAATCATTATTAGAATTAACTAAATTATGTAATGAATGTAATAATAACAAATGTGTTGGTGGATATAATTGTAAACAAGGGGCATGTCATAAAAAATTTGTTATTTGTTATAGGGATTTGTATAATGGAAATTGCCATGGTTGTGATAATATACACTTATCAAAACGCGGATTAAAACCATATTATCAGATTCAAGTTCCTGTTCATGTTTACGAACCAATTAAACCAACCATTATAACATCCGAATTTTTCGCAGATTTAGAAGTAAAATCTGATCACGATTGTGATAGTTCAATATATTCTCTTGAAGATGAACCAACAGGAAATATAATATTTGATGAATGCAAACAATCCATATTTGATTAAAAATTGATTTTTTTATATTCTTATTATAAAGTTAAGAATATAATATATATACATGGAATATGGTTTTTGTAAAAAGTATAATCCTACTTCTATATCAAACATTATAGGAAATAAACAACAAATAGGAAAAATCAAAACTTGGTTATCTCAATATGATAAAAACAAAGAATCGTTCTTGAGATCTAATGTCAAAAAGAAAAAGAAAAAGAATGCACCTAAAACTGTTGATATTAGTGAAAATGAAACTGAGAATGAAACTGAAAATATTGTTTATTCAACAAGTTATCAAAAAAACACAAATAATATTTTTTCATGTTTATTGATTATTGGTGAACATGGTATTGGAAAATCATGTTCGGCAATTGCAGTTTTAAATGAATTGAATTTTAATTATTATCAAGTTGTATTAACTAAAATTAAGACAAGTAAAAATGTATTAGATAATGTCAATAAACTCCTCAAAAATAGAAATATTATTGATAAGTCTAATAATAATACTCAAAAATTTGCTGTTATTGTTGACGATGTTGAATCAGCAAATTCTCCAATTGAAAAAAATTTTATTATAACATTGTTAAAACAAAATGAAGAAAATTGGCATTGTCCATTAATATTTATTTCAAGTGGCAAACATTCTAAAATAGTATCGGTATTGAAAAAAAATTCAAATGTTATCTATTTTAACAAACCAACATCAGAAAATCTAATGTTATCATTAACAAATGTTTACAAAGAAGAGGGGTTATATTTTGCTGATCAAGAAGTTGCAAATAAGATTATCAGTATATCACAACACGATTATCGAAAATTATTGACTTGTCTACAAGATTTAAAAAATGAATTTGGTGATAAGAAAATCACAATCAAAGACTTAAATAAATTTTGTAATAATACCAAAACCAAAGATATTGATGTTGAAATTTTCAAGGCGACATCGGAATTATTGACAAATTATAAAAATATTAATGAATGTTTGAGATTATATGAAAGTGAAAAGGTTATTATTCCATTGATGGTTCATCAAAATTATACCAAGTGTATTGGTTCTGGAAATATTGAATCTATTGAACTGATTAATAAAATTTCTAAATCATTAGCCTTTGGAGATCTAATAGAAAATTATGTATTCAGTGAACAGAATTGGGATATGTATGAAATTCATGGATTTTTTAGTTGCATCAATCCATCTTTCAAACTAAAAAATCAACAAACTAATAATGAATATTTTACCAAATCATTGGAATTTCCATTAGACTTCAACAAAACATCAATTAAGAAAATTAATAAAAGAAATATTATTAATTCAAGTAATTGCTTCAAGAATTTGAATATTGATGATTTTGTATACGCCAGTAAATTGACTCGCGATCTTATTAACGAACAACGATTTGAAGAATGTGCTAATTTGTATTCTGATTATGATACTAAAATAGAGAATATTGAATCATTATTAAAAATAGACAAGATTACTGACACTAAAACAACACAAAATAAAATTTTCATTGCCCAAAATAAAAAAAAATTATTGGAATTATTGGGATAAATTTTTTGAATCAACATTATTATAATGACCAATAATAATGTTCACCAATTTGATGGAACCTTAAACAATAATTATTCGAAATTAGTTGAGATAGATAATTCACATCTTCAAAATAATCTCGAATATTTGCAGTGTTTGGATGAAATTTCCAAATTGGATAAAGAAGTTTCTGATATAATTAATCAAATTAGAACAACTCCTGATATGAACCTTGATTTATCTAATAATATTAATTTCACCGATATTTTACCAAGAGTTTGGAAATTTTACAGATTACAGGATGATAAGTGCGTTTTTTTCGAACAGATTTTGGATATGAAGACTGGATTATGTGCTCAAGGAAGAACAACAAGAATGTTTCAGTTATATAAAATTTGGATTGATGAATTGGAAAAATTTATTAAAAATCCTTCTAACACCGATATAGATATAAGAAAAATTTTCGAAAAATTATATTTATTATAAAAATAATTTTATTTCGAATATATTATATTGATAGATGAGTCAACAGAATACTAGATTACCCGAAGAAAAGCGATCGAAGGAAAGTGACTTCGACTTTTACCTAAAAAGCGGTCTTCCTTCAACTCAAGTCGTTTCCTTATTGAAAGCCCAAAACAAGGATCAAAAAGAAATCGACGCCTTTATGGAAAAATACGAAAATGCTCGCCGAAAGCTCAAGAAAGCAATTTCGAAATTCGTTGAAAAAATCGAACAGAAATACGGACACTTGGACAACCCAGAATTGATCCGTAAGGGAATGAAATTTGCATCTAAATATAACCTAACTCAAGCCGAACGAGAGGCGTTCTTGAAATTTGTTCTCAAGGGAAGCGTTGATACTCCCTACGATCCTTTCCCAGAAATGAACTATTCTGATATGTCAAAGGCTCTAGGATTTGCATCATACACTGGACAGACTTTGTCAATCAAGCCAACTGACTACGCGGCTCTTAATGAAATTGCTAGATTATATGAATTGTCTAAACCAGTTCAAGTAGCTATCCGAAACAATCAACTAATGTATAGATCATGTGGTCCAGAAGCATTGTCTGGCAAATTTGACAAACAACACAACAACCCAAACTTGTTCGTTCATCCTTTGATTGTTGCAATGTTCTTGCCCAAGATTGAACCCCTCGAAAAACGAATGTTGTTAAGTAATATTGGTAGATATGTTATTCAACGAAGTCAAGCATATTTCCAGTCTTCCGCCGATAAACGAGGAAAATTACCCAATTGGTCAATCAATATCAATGATATAATTCCTGGTGAATTGGAAGCCGATCTTGAATTAGCCTATGATATTGCCAAGGATCCTAACAGTATGGCATATTTCAGTGATGAATCCCCTGTTTCAAACTTATTGAAACGACAAAACATTCAAATTGAACTATGGAAGAATGTATTATCACTCAGACAAGGTAAATTCTTCTCTAAGAGTGATTCATTCACTAGTGATGACAATGTCGTTGGACTAACCAATGTTTTGTCTTCATATGATTGGGCATACTTTGACAGCCCCGAACTATACCAAGTTCAAGATGAAGGTTCTATGCTCAGAAAACTATTGGCAGTTTTCTCACTCCGCCCTACTTTTATCCAGACTATGTCATTGGCGGGACACTCTGGCTCTGGATATTCTAACTTGGCAACAGTTTCTAGAATGTCTTATTTGAACACCCCAGTATGCAATGTTCGACTCCCTGTTCCTGTGACTGTTGATGGTCCAGTTCCTCAAGTTTCAATCGAAACATCTCTATCTCAACACGATTGGTTTATTGAAAACAAGATGTTGGTTCCAAAACAAAAACAAGTTTTCTTCACCCGAGATATTATCTTCTTCTATGTTAACAGACGATACCAATCAGTCAACCTTGCAAACCTTGCATCTGGACTACGATATTTGCAACTACCTGGAACTCTATCTAACTTGACTCAATTAAACCCAACTCAATTGACTTTCAATGAACAACTAACTGTTGGCAATGATGCATTCAAACTAAGATCTGTTGTTGTATTGAACCCCTTAGGTGAAGGCAGAATTTCTGGTGGATGCTCAGCATTGGTTGTATGTGATCCAGCAGATTGCGGTGGTGCATTGGGAACTGAAAAACTATATGCATGCTATAACCCAATCCTTATTAACTATCTATATGATAATGGTGATGGTGTTTATCAAGAAAAACTACCAATCCAATTTATGCAAGAATACAGTTCATCCGATGGACAATATGTTGGTTTCCATGATAGTGCATCTGTTCATGGAACGGTTTTCATATATGCTAAAGCAAACATGTGATACTCAAAGAGAGTTTTGAGTATCATCCAAGTGTAATGTTCAAAGAAAGTTTTGAATAAAGTTTCTATTCAAATAATTTCAAATATATAATTTTCTAAACAAATTATATATTATGAACCAATATTCTTACATTAATCAGAAATTAGATTATAACAAAGGGATAACTGATAAAACTTCCAAAATACCTGATTCGTATTCATTTAGTATGTATCAATCTCGAATGACAAGTATCAATAATAATTCAACACAGAATCAAAAAGACACTGACAATACTCTATATTGTGGAGGTGATTCTAGTCTCGCATTAAAATCTATGATGGATAATACTCCTGTCAGTATCATATATTTTTCTAAGAGAAATATGAATCGTATTCAGAAACAATTACGAATTGAGGTTGAGAAATATTTCAATGGTAAAATGAAATTATTGGTTGATCAAGATGAACTCGATTTAATTAACATTATGAGATTTATTTATCTTGAATACGGAAAAAATTTACCTTATGATTACGGAAAACAAGTCAAAGAATTAAATATTAGAACTATCAAATATATTGTGCCTGATATGATAACCAATATTAAACAACAATATGATTATATTAGAGATATAACTTCTCCATTAAAACCTATTGATCGACCTATAAATGTTAACCATGCAGGAAGACAAACTTTACCTTCTTTGACTTCACCATATGGATTCTAATAATAATTTATTGTATAATCAAAGAATTTATTAAATTTTATTGATTTTTTGAAGATTTTATTAAGTTAACAAGAAAATTTTTAATTTATTTGAACCATAAAAAATATTTTTATTGTAATAAGATTTTGGAATTTTTATTGAGTTAATAATAAGAATTTTTATTAGTGTCATATTGAAAAGTCTTATTATGAGATCATTAGAGATTTTATTATTGGATCAATTTAAGAAATTTTTATTGAGTTAACAAAGGATTTTTATAATTTTCTGAATCATAAAGAATATTTTTATTGGAATTAATTTTGGAATTTTTATTGAGTTAATAATAAGAATTTTTATTAGTGTCATATTGAAAAGTCTTATTATGAGATCATTAGAGATTTTATTATTGGATCAATTTAAGAAATTTTTATTGAGTTAACAAAGGATTTTTATAATTTTCTGAATCATAAAGAATATTTTTATTGGAATTAATTTTGGAATTTTTATTGAGTTAATAATAAGAATTTTTATTAGTGTCATATTGAAAAGTCTTATTATGAGATCATTAGAGATTTTATTATTGGATCAATTTAAGAAATTTTTATTGAGTTAACAAAGGATTTTTATAATTTTCTGAATCATAAAGAATATTTTTATTGGAATTAATTTTGGAATTTTTATTGAGTTAATAATAAGAATTTTTATTAGTGTCATATTGAAAAGTCTTATTATGAGATCATTAGAGATTTTATTATTGGATCAATTTAAGAAATTTTTATTGAGTTAACAAAGGATTTTTATAATTTTCTGAATCATAAAGAATATTTTTATTGGAATTAATTTTGGAATTTTTATTGAGTTAATAATAAGAATTTTTATTAGTGTCATATTGAAAAGTCTTATTATGAGATCATTAGAGATTTTATTATTGGATCAATTTAAGAAATTTTTATTGAGTTAACAAAGGATTTTTATAATTTTCTGAATCATAAAGAATATTTTTATTGGAATTAATTTTGGAATTTTTATTGAGTTAATAATAAGAATTTTTATTAGTGTCATATTGAAAAGTCTTATTATTGGATCACGAAGCATATTAATATTTGAATCATGTTATGAAATCATTATACAGTATTTTTGAATTGAGAACTAATTCAAAAAATAATATATTACACTTGCTGTTATATTCAAAACTTTCTTTGAATATTACTTAACATCATCGCTCTTGATAACATAAGTTTCCAATAAATCCTCTTCTATTAAACTTGATTCTTCAGGTTTAAAATTTTGTGCAATTGGTTCAGCCCTTGAATAAGAAATTAGATCAGCTTTTGGTTGAGTTGTTTTGATTATAATGTCTTGATTTGGTGAATTTCGAGTAAATATTGTGCATGTAATATTATCTTGATTTGTTTTAATAAATGATACAATTTTATATATTCCAGCACCGCCATCTTCAATTACAAATAATTGTCCTCGTCTCCAATTCTTAATCTCTTCCTTTCTAACATTCTGAACTTCATTTTCTTTGAGATATGTTCCGATTCTGTTATGTAAATATCCAGTCATATTCGATAATATATTATCAAACATTTTGTTTTTAAAAACTTCAATACCTGTTGTTCTAATTCTGTTTAATAAATCCATAATTTCAGCAGATGGACGAACTCCTCCAGATTGTGTGAATTCGATATCATTGAATACATCAGGTTTAAACACAGCTTCAAACATATGATCTACTTTATTTAATATTGAAACATCATCCTTTTCCTCTTGGGGAAAATTTTTACCTCCAACTTTATATTCGGGATTCTTCTTTTCAATCTGATCAATGAATGATAGATTGGCTTCCTCTTTAGTATTAGTTATATCTCTAAAGTTGGTATCGAGTTGAACCAAAAATCCTAAATTAGGTAAATAGTATTCGATATCATTAATAATATATTTCCAATATTTGATAATTGGTCCTTTGGTTGGAAGATCTTTAACATATATATTCTTCTCAACCGAAAAATTTCGAATATATAATTTCTTGACAGACATAACATACAATGTTATCAATATTTGGAATATGATATTCTTCCATTCAGTATCACTATGTGTTCCTCTATTGATCATTTCTTTGACATTCCATGTTCTTTTGTATGTCTTGGATGCCCATCCATAAAGAGTATATGTTGGTGATTCTGTTAACAGAACAACAGCTTTTCCTAAATATACATTAGGATTAATACTGAGAACCTTTTCATTTTTGAGAACTTTCTTTTTGATTTCGAGTAATGTTGGTGTTAAAATTCTGATAGTTCCTTCAGCGATGTTTTGTGTAAGTTTCATTCGTCTCGCCATTTCATTGAATTGTTCAGGTGTCAGTTCACCTCGTAATTCTTTTTTGTTAATTGTATTGAGATCATTAATTAGATCCTGCTTTTTAATTTCTATTAATTCGGCAGTGATGGCAGTAATAGTTCCATTGCTAATATCATTCTTTAATCTATTCATTGCCATTTCTTCTATTTGTTCGGGTGTATATTCATGATCAGTAAGATATTTTTGTTCTTTGGGGTGGGCTTCTTTATTTCTTATCTGATAATTATAATTAAAATCGATATTCGAATTCTCACATATAAAATATCCAAATAAAAATGGAAAATGTGGACATACTTTCTTTTTAAGAATTTCTTCTCGAATAATTTCGTAGAACCTAATTTCTCTCCATTCATCAAATTTAAAGAAGTTAATTCTTCCTTGTGTTTTGATAATTGCATACGATCCTTCTATCAATCTGTAAATTCTAACATTAATAGCGGTTGAATCTCTGGCACATATGACAGCACCGCCAGATTCATGATGTTGAATAGGATAACATGATCGATAAATTAAATATCCAAACGGTAATCCCTTATATGGATTATATGAATATTTATAAGTATTATATGGATTCAATTCTCCAAATTTAATATAACTTAACAAACTCTTCTTATCAGTTCCTTCCAATCCCATATTCTCTCCATCAACATTGTTAAATATTGATGATCTAATAAAATTATATACTTCAAGTCTTTCTCCTAAAGTTGTTGATGAAACTATATAATCTCCCTTTTTAGGTAAAACATCTTCATGAATCATCATTAGTCTTTGATGATCGGCAGTTGGACCAGTTGTATTAATTTGATAATTTTTAATTATGGGTGGTGGCATCATCGGCGGAATTTGTGAAAACGGATACATATAATTAAATTGCGGCGGATATGCAATACCCGGATTAATTATTGGCATTAATGAAGCCATATTAAATTGTTTTTCTTGTTTAGGTTTCGGTGGTTGAAAATACTGAAAACTAATTATCGGTTGTTGTTCTTTGGGTTTCTTAACTTTATCAGCCATTATTTTTCTTTGTTCATTCGGAATAGCAGGATTATATTTGGGTTCGTCATATAACGGAATAACTTTTTCAGCTCCAGCTCCACCTCTATGAGGTTTTGTGGATCCTCCTTCATGAGTTTTTAAAAAAAAAAATCTTTATCTGAATCATTAGATTTACCATTTTGTTTAACGAATTGATATTTACTGTTTTTATTTTTGCCTCCTCCCATCATCATCTGTGGTGGTGCCATCTGTGGGGCGTTCATCATCATCTGAGGATCCATCATTTGTGGCATCTGTTGCATTTGTGGTGCCATCATCTGTGGTGCCATCATCTGAGGTGCCATCATTTGTGGGGGCATTTGTGGCATAGGCATATTTGGAGGAACCATATTGGGTGGTGCCATCATTGGTGCCATTTGTGGAGACATCATAATGGGTTGTGTATCCATAGATAATCCGCCCTGATTCATCATCATTGGAGATTCTAGACCGCCTAATGGTTGCATTTGTGGCATTTGTTGAGCCATCATATTACCAATCGGAATTCCACCAAGTCCTGCATTTGTCATATCATTACCATTAAGAGATGGTAATTTATTTAGAATATGTTCTGGAACTTCTCCAACAAAGTTTTTGGGAACATTCTTCAATTTATTAGAAAATGATCTGTCAATCTTGTCTAATCTTTTATTAACATTTTTAACATTAATAGAAGCTTCTGACTGTTGTGCTGGTTGTGCATGTTGTTCATGATGTTCTTCAGATGAACTTGGTGTTTCACTGCTTGGTGTTTCACTCTTGGGTGATTCTGGAGTTTCACTGTGTTTTTTGGATTTCTTCTTTTTCTTCTTCTTGTCTTTATCAGATTCAGAATCGGATTCAGATCCAGAATCATCTTCTTCATCTTCGTCATCGTCCTCATCTTCTGACTCATCTTCGTCTTCATCTTCTGACTCATTTTCAGATTCTGATTCGTCTTCGGAATTAGATTCCTCTTCAAGTTCAGATTCGGCTTCAAATTCTTCCGATTTATCATCTGAATCATTATTACCTTCTTGTTGATATCTTTTAGTTTTTGGATCAACAGAAGAGTCTGATAAAACTATAGTTTCTTCTTCTAATATACTTCTAGAGTTTTTAGGATTCCTATATTGTTTTTGTCCATGTTTAGGACCAATTATTTTTCGAGAACCTTTCATATTACTATAATATTGTTTCGATTTTTTTTTATTAGAATTAATTTTTCTAGCCAACATTTGTGGACCATGATAATCATCGGTTGGTGTCAAATAATCTATATCTGATTCAACCAAATTTAATTCTGACATCTTAATGCGTTCATTTTGAACAGGTGATATAGATAGATCCATATTATCTTCTTTTATAAATTGTTTGAAGAAATTATTTTTTTTTAGAACAACTGCGGGAACAATTATTTGTGATGATACCGAATCAAACTCAATCTCATTTAATCCTAAAAACTTCTCTCCAACTTTAGGAAGAAATCTTTTTGGAATAACTTCATTGATAAATAATTCCATTTCTTTATCAATCGATATTTTATTTTCTTTAATAAACAAATATAAACATGATACAAAATAATGTAAATCATAATATGGATTTTCTGTTATATTTTGTGTATCTTTGTTTCGAATGTAATCATTGGTATTACTGAAATCAAAATCTGTTAATTTAATATCAAATCCTACATTTGGAACATCAAAACTAGTAATTCCTAATTTGTATGATGTGGGTTCATTGTTATCTTTATGACGAGCGTATACCCTAATTGAATCTAAATTTAACATATTATGTCTGAATCTTTGAAACTTCTCAGATATTTTACTCAATGCATACAATACTTGAAAAATTAAAACCTTCCAATTCAATATTGACATATCTTTTGCTTCATCTTTCAAATATTCTTTCAATGTTCTGAGTTTAAAATAATGTTCAGTAACAAAAGCACATAATTTTGACTTTTCATCCTTTAATTCATCATATATAACAGGAGCTTCTTTCTGAATCTTCTTCAAATCAATATCAAAAAACATAAGGGGTAAAAGAGCATGTTTAAATTTTTCATTGATCACTAATTCACTTAACATGTAATGCATCGCTGGATTATACAATTCTTGTGTTCCGAGATCATTGACATTTCTCGAGCCAATATATTTTGCGATGGATATAGTGCATGGATGAGATGAATCAGAGGTTCTCTTAAATACCCATTTATTATTGTATTTTCCTGTATAAGTTATTTTTCCTGATAATGCATTTTCTAAATAATCATATTCATTGGGCATTTTAATATCTATGAGAGATATGTTATGTTTGACGATAGGATTAAATATATATTTTGGTCCAGTTTTGTTGTAGACAGCATCATATAATATATTTATTCTAACATCCAAATTATCATAGTTATCACTACTCATTATATTAATTATTTCGATAAAAAATTGGTTATAATGAATAATTTTCACTACTCATTATATGGATAGTTTTACCATCGTATTACTTATATTACTCATAATGTCTATCGCAAATAATTTAATCATGTATAACAAATGTTATATGAGTTCGCGAGATTAGTAGATGCAAAACATCTACTAATCCGCTTAAAATAAAAACGAAGTTTTTATTTTTCGCGAGATTCAGAAAATAAATAAATTGGTTAAGTTTTAATGATCACTAATCGTCCTAGATTTTTTGATTCTCTTTTTGTGTATAGTTGGATCGCGTTGATTAAAGTTCTCTTCTTTGAATTGTTTCGTTATAATAAGTTTAGTTAAATCGACATTATCATCTGATTCAGACATCAAAAATTTGCGTAAATTTGGTGTTTTTTTAACAGTCTTTTTTCCAGTCTTTTTAGTTGACGATAACATATTACTACTGGTTGTCTGTTTCTTTTTATTTGTTGGATCAAATCTAAATTCATCAAAATATGGGTCATTTTTTAATATATATGCTGGAGTCATATATTCATCATTAACTTTGATTCGTCCTTTATCTGTGACATATTCTGTGTCAATATCTCTATATTTTTCTGGAACAATTCGTTCAATAAATTCTTTAACCTCTTGAGGAACTTTACTACTGGTCATTATCTCTGGACAAAATCCTTTTTTGATCAATGTATTGAAAAAATAATGAATATCATAATATCGATTCTGTTCTGGAGTGACATTGATTTTCTTATTCCATTTCTCATTTTTCTTAACTTTTCTATTATCAATAACTCCCGGAATACACGCAAAATCAAAATCCCATATTCCGATACAATAATGCATATTCGGAACTTTATACATAGATCCCGATATCATATATTTAAATCTCTCATTGGATGATGTTGTTCGATGTATCAATATATTATTTGCTTTGAGATCATTGTGTCTAAAAGTAGAATATTTTCCTTGAATAATTGCCAACGCAGATAATAATTGAAAGAAAATTACTTTCCAATGCATAGGTGTCAAATATCTATAATTTTTTCGTAAAAAATCTAGTAAATCTCCACGATTTGCCCATTCACTAATCAATATTGATACTGTATCATGATATTTGCCTTCATCATACATCTGAAGAAATTCTTTATATTTTTTATTTTCAGAATCAACAACATCTCTTTTAACTAAATCAACAAATATTCCAATATTAGTATCAAATGATCCAATTGGTAATACTATATGTGGTGTCAATTTATTAACAACAAAATAACTTAATAATCGCAACATCGAAATCTCAACATTCTCGGGACGCCGAATATCATAAACATCTCCATAATGATCTTTTTTGGGATAAGCAGAAACTTTAACACCGTATGCTTTATTATCGTCTATCTCTCCTTTAAATGTATGTCCTGTTGTGCCACTTTTAATATATCTTAATCTACCACCAATCTGAGAAATTATATTATTGAATTGAAGATGTTTTTTATTAAGAATAATTCTTGTATCATAACTCTCGCCACTTCTACTTTCATCTCTTCCACTAGGCAGAAAATTATCGATACTTGTTTTATTAAAATCTATAAGAGGATTTAATTCTGTCCCCGATAAAAATGATTTTATTGATATGATTCTCTCATCTATATATCCTGACATTTATTATAATGTTAATAATATATATAAAAAAATTTTATTTAAACTTAAAATCTTTGAAAGATTCACTTCTTTGACTTTCTTCAAGAGATAACTTGGCTTTTTTAGTTTCTTTTTTAATCCTATCAATATCAAGATATGGTAATATGGGATCACATTGCCAATATTGTGTTTTATACAAAGTATCAATTTTGAATTTTTTAGGAAACAAATCTTTAATATCTGAATCATTCATTATTTTTTGATAACTTGTTGGTAATAAATATTTGGAATCTGGATGTAAAACCGAAATTAGTTGACAAAATATTGGTATTGGTTTGATATCATGAAATTTAATATCATTAATATTGATTTTTAATTTTCTCATTGTTCTTGCTATATCAGAAATAAACGGAGCATGATTGTATGGCAATGTCCATTCCCAATCAGTGCATTTGGAAAAATAATATTCTGAAACCCATTTTATTCCTTCAATATACATATATGATAATTGTTCAACAAATTCTTGTTGATGTTCACAAGTATGAAAATGCTGTTCGTAATATCTGAACTTATAATCATCAATATCATCGTATCCAAGTTTAATTGGATCATGAATTTTTATTTTTTTTAAATTTTCAAACTCCCATAATTCTCGATCACAATCAGATGATCCTAAAAATCGTCTCTTTCTAAAATTTTCAAAATACATTGGCATAATATTCTTGAAATAATGATCCTCTTTATTTCCAAGTTTTTCTAACAAATCAATAAACATATCATTATTAATTTTTATTTTATTTTCATTTATGGTAATCAATGTTTGTTTATACGCAAATAAACATTCAACATATGAATTAATAATTTCATCAAGTCCTTCACTGTGAATATCTATTGATGGAAAATGAGGCAAGAAATCATTTCCCAATAAAAAGCATATAAATATTAGATCATGATGCAAAGTTTCATAATGTTCATCTGAATCAAGCATTTCATGAATAATTGTATTATATGCTTTTTTAGCTTCATCCATTGAAACATAAATTAGATTTTGAGCTACATCTAATACTGGATCAAATAATTCTTTTTCTACTTTTTTATTGTTAAAACTTAACTTCGCCTTTGGCGAAGTTATTTCAACGCTTGTTTTAGAGGCTTTGCCTCTAAAACAACCGAAATGAGATTCTTCTCGTAAAAGATAAATATTATTCTTTCTACTTGCCAATGATAAAAATATTAAATCGGCATCAAGTCCATAAATAACACAATTATTTGTATTATTGGCTTTAATATATTGCAATATTTTATGTTCACCTTCTCCCGCAGTGTGATAACTGGAATAGATGTATTGTATTTTGGATTTCTTTGAATAATGTTTCAATAAATACTGATGAAGATCCTCCATAAATCTAGTTCCTGGAGTTATACATGTATTAGACCAAGAACTATTACATTTAACATGATATTTGGTTCTAATTGCATTTTTTTGCTCATGTTCAACAACAGATTTATAGCGTCTCTTGCGTTGTTGATTGATTTTTGCTAATGGTGCAGTTCCATCAACCGAAATATACATCATCTTATTCGGTTTAACAAAATTCTCAATATAATCCAAATAATTAACAATCCTTTTGAACATATATTTTTCTAATTTCGATAGATTTGTTTCATCAATATAGTGTTCTAATATTTTGAAGCATTCTGGATGAAATAAACAATTAGCATCTATAAATAGATAATCAGGGGATGTTTGTAATTTGGAAATTAGTATTTTAGTTTTGAACTTTTTCAATATCCACGCGAAAAATCCTGGAACACCCATATAGTATATTATATTAAATATTCATCTTTAAGAAAATTTCAATTTTTTTAAACCGATATAAAAATTTTTAATCTCGATGTTTAATATAATAAATATGGCTAATTCAGTATTCTTACCTAAGTCTGGTAAAACCAGAAATGATATTCTTAGTAGCACATCTGCATTGAATAACGATATGTTGTTATCGGCAACATCTCCTATGAATTCTAGACCCGCTCCTTCTCTACAAAATAACGCTCCTTTGCCTAAAGCTAATAGTAATTCGACATCTGTCTCAACTATTCAAATTGTTAATGATATTCGTGGGGCATTGCGAGACACCTCTGAAGAACCAATGGTTGTCAGAACTCAAGACGATCAAATAGTTAATGATATTCGAGAACAACTCAGACAATCTGGTGGCAATACCAGTTTGAAGGCATTATTGAGCGAGTTCCGTGTTGGTGCTGGTGATTGTGAACAATCTGGTGGTAGACGAAAGAGACGCGGTTCCAAGAAAGCCAAGAAATCTTCAAAAAAACGAAGAGGACGAAAACAACGAGGAGGTGAAGGTGAAGATAGTGATGATCTTGGAAATCATGCAAATCACAAAGAAGATCATGAAGAAGATCAAGATGGTGTTGTAGAAGAAGATGGTTCTGGTGATGGAGAAGATGGAGAACCTCAAAATGACGTAGTTCCTAGTGCTGATGGATTGATAAATGATTCTTCTGAAGCTGACCAAGCAGGAGGTAAACGCCGAAAACGCCGAGGATCTAAAAAAGCAAAACGCGGATCCAAGAAAGCTCGCAAACATCGAGGAGGTGGAGGCGGGGATGACGATGACGATGACGATGAAGAAGGAGAAGATGATGAATTTGCATTGGAAGGTGGTGCCCGAAGAAAGAGACGAGGTTCCAAAAAGGGTTCCAAAAAAGGATCAAAACGCCGACAACGAGGAGGTGAAGGCGAGAAGAAGAAACGAGGGCCTTCTGAATATCTCATGAAAATCCTTGACATCAAATCGGCTATCAAGAAAGAAATTCCCGAATTGAAAGATGGTCCAGTTATGACAGTTGTAGCTAACAACTTATTGAAGAAAGCTGGTAGTGTTGACAAAGCCAAAGAAGAAGTCAAGAAAAGCAAAGATTCCATCAAGAAAGAATATGAACAGAAGAAGAAGGAAATGGAAGCCAAACGAGCCGCCAAGAAAGCTGCTTCTTCCAGTGAGAGCAATTAACTAATTTTGTTTATCTAATATATAATGCCATATATTAGATTTACATATAATGAAAATTTTCCCAAAATAATAAAACAACTAACAGGTTCTTCTATCCGAACTTTTTTTGAAAAATATAAATTTGATAATGTTAGAAATATTCAATTAGAAATACATAAAAACAATGCATTATTTTTATATGAATTAGACGATGATGATTTAGAATTAAAAATTACTGGACCACTTATTATCCAATCAACATTCCAACCAGAAAAAGAAGTTATATTTGATGTTTGGAATAATTTTGATTATGGGAGCATTCGGGCAAAAGCCTATGTCCCATATTACGTCTGTCTTTCTATACAGCATTAATTGATCGTTTTAAATGGTTTAATCTTCCTAAACCTCTTAAAATAGACATTCCACATC